TACTTAAGCCCGGAAATAATCAGGTTCTTGACGAAGCTTATTCCGCGCATCGGGGACATGCTGTTTGTTTGCCCGAGTTCGGGGTGGATATATCCGCCTGTCAAATCGCCGATTAAACCGATAACCAAGTTATCTACCGGCTTTTTCTTAATCATATAGGCGGCATTTGCAAAGAAATTAGTGATACGCTTTTCCGCGATATCTTTGTTATACTCGTTTTTGCCCAATACTGTAGAAGCTTTTACTACTTCGTCGGCGTGCCAGTCTGATGCAATAAGAAAACCAGTGTTTCCCTCGTCGGGCGATGTCTTTTTCTTCGGTGCGATGCGTACCAGTTCGACGGGCGGCGCGTCCTTCTTCAAACTGATAATACCCTTTAATTCTTCTTCGTTGTAATAGCTTTTAAGCTCCTCTATCAAGGGGTCTGCCTCAACTATAGGTTGCTGTACCCCTGCCAATGCTTTGCCTTCACGAGCTGCCCAGTATGCCTTGTTGACCTTATTATACTTTTTCAACGGTTTTCCCGTTACCTTTGAAATTCTGACACCTTCCGCGTTTACGTATGAATCGTATTTCCCCATTTCCGCTTTTTATTTTCGGGCGGCTGTTACACCGCCCGGTTATTAATCCGTTTAAGTGTATTGTCAGTCGAATAAATCGTCGTTCTCGTCTTCAAAGTCGAAATCGTCAATACTTGTGCCGCCGTCCAGTCTTTCGCCGTCTTTGGTCTTTTGTACACCGTTCAAGCCTGCGCCAATACCGTACTTCCCGGTAAACTCATAAGGGTAAAATGATACGGCTACGTTGCCCCAAGAACCGCTATAAACCTCGTTCGGGTCTGTGATGTACTGTTTTCTACCGTTGATTACGATAGGTGCGCCTTGCTTCTCTTTACGCTTTGCGTTGATGAAGTAGCAACCTTGATACTCGGCACCGTCTTTCTCGGCGTCCCCGTCTCTTAACGGGTTAGCCCATACCTTCGGGTCTTTACCGTTCAGTTTCGGATATCGCGCCTTAAGATCTGAAAACTCGGCTTCAATAGCTGCCTTGATCTTCGGAACTTCCGGGCTATCCTTCGGAATCAATAAGCATACACTGTAACTTGCTTCTCCTTGTCCGTTGACTTGTTGCGCTTCAAACAATCTGACATAACTCAATCTCACGTTCTTGATCATTACTTTTGCCATAATAACTTTTTTATTGTTTTCGCCCTCTGATCGGTTCGGGCGTTCCGTTTTTAATCTGATGCCGCAAAGATGACAAATAAATCTATAAGTTGTTTATTCTGTTAACCTTGTTTAACTTTAAAAGCTTTTGGTGCTATTGAAATAGCGTAATCCAAATCCCTTTGGTACGCCGACCATACGATATACTTCGGGTCATTTCTCCCGCGCACTCCAAAGCTATATCCGTCTGACTTTCTAACAGCTTTAATCCCGTCCATACTGAATTCCTTCAGGGCTGCCAAAAGTTTTTGCATATCTGTAGAGGTTCTTTCAAGTTCTTTTCTACTCCAGATGCGGAATTGCTTTTTGTTCCAAAACTTTGTTCTTGCCTGAATCTCTTTCTCTGTTAAAATACCGTTGTTACTTTTCATATCGTTTTGTTTTTAAATTGATAATGCGAATATAACGCTTTATCTGACAGGTCGGCCGGTTCTTTCATTAACTTCTTTTATGAATCTAATTCATCGAAGCCGTCAATAGCAGGACTTAATTCTTCCCTCTTATCGCTTTCCGGGGCTAACGTTGGCAGACCCTTTGGTTTTACTATCAGGCCGTCAAGAGTTGCGGCGAGCCGTTTCTTACCTACGAGCCGCTCCAGATCTCCGATACCTTTCAATTTGCTGTTAGTTATGTCCTCGGCTGAGAAACCTAAAGCTTTCAGGCGTTCTATAGCCGTTTCCGTGTCGTTTATGACACGTGCTGACCTGCCCTCTACAAGCTTCCACCCCTTGACCTTTTCGCCTCGTGTAGCGGCTTGCATTGCGAAAGTCTTGACCGATGCCAGCCAGTCGGTGAACATATCGGACTTGCTTAATATATCGCCTATTTCGTCAAGCGTTAGCGCCTTGGTGTCCCTGTGGGTCTCGAACTCGCTAACTAAAGCCTCTTTCTGTGCCCTGCATTGCGCTTTGAACTTGCAGAACTTGCAATGACTGCCTACTTTGGTTTCTCCTTGTCCCGCCCATGCCTTCTCCGCGGTGGGGCGAAGTACGTGTATCGCCCAGTGGGTCAAATCCCGTGCGGACATCTCAGATACAGAGTAATTGCCTAACCGTACTTGCGCGATGTGCATACGTACCTTTTCAATCTTGGAGCGGTGCGAGGGTTCCAAGGAATCAAGCACCCCGACAGCGTACATCATTAATTGGCTGTTCCCGTTAGCGTCTACTTGTACGCCCTTACCGTATTTCAGGTCAATGATGTTTAGAACTGTCCCGCCCACTATGTCGCAGTCACAGCTGCCAAAACACTCGGGCACGTATGTTGTCAGGTCGAACTTCCGTTCTATACTCATTTTAGCGCCTTCCTCCAGTTCGTATATGTCGCACACGTAGCAAACGTAGTCGGTTACGTAGTGCTCCATCTCCGAACTGTAGTATTTGTTGTCGCGTATCTCATCGGGTACGGGCAATTCATCCAATAACGGCAGGTATTCCCCTGCCAAATACTTTTCCATTGCATACTCCGCCAACTCGTGCGCTACCGTTCCCTCTTCCGATGCCGCGCTGCTTGTGCTCTCATACGGTTCTTCCAACCGTGCGGACGGTGTGCAGTTAAACCATCTATGCGAGCTGCTCGGGGAAAGCAGGGCGTGTGCCCTGCTTGTGTGGTCTACTTGTACTTTCATTCTTTTAATCGTTATAGGTCTCGATACGCTGTTTCAATAGCTCGTACTTCTCGGGCTTGATACGCATAAGGGACGCGCCGCCGAACTCAAGCATGATATCCGTTAATTGCGAGCGGGTGATTTTTCCGGTTTTCATTAAATCAATCATGAACGCCTGCATGTCCTTCGCCGTTAGAGGCTTGTTTGAGGCTTTCTCCGAGGCTTTCTCCTCCTCGGCGGGAGCTTGTACGGGTTCGGGTTCAATCGTCGCTTGCGGGACTTTATTTACGGTCTTTGGCTCCGCTTGCTTTTCAACCTTTACGGGCTTTTCCATTTCCTTTTTAACTTCGGCGACAGCTTCGGTAATCGTTTCTTGCTTCGGCTCTTCCTTCACTTCCCGGACGGGTGCCGCGGTCTGCGTGGGTTCGCCAAACGTCGGTACGCTTGTACTGGTTACGGGGCTTTCTGCAGGCGCTGCCATAGCCTTAAGGGGTGCGCTTCCAAATAGACGGTTCATGAGTTCATTTACAAATTCCACTTCCTGTGCGTTTGTAACGTCAAAATCGATTGTTAACGGTGTAATCTTCATTTTCTTTTCTTTTTATATGGTGAATAACTGATTTATGCCTCTCCGGTTCGGTCTGTTTCCAAAATGGCTTGCGCGACCTTTGCCACCGTCTCGTTATAGAACCCGTCCCACTTGTCACAGTTGATATACATTTCTTCGACATCTACGGGGAATCGGGTGCCGTCCAGCCTTTGGGAATAGTAAGGGAATATAAACCCCTCGAACGTCGGCATTTCCCGCACCGCGTCGATAACCTGGTATTTGTTCTTTCCCGCACTCGCCTGCAGATGCTTTTTCACTTCCCCGATAATAAACTTCCGCTCTTCCTCGGTAATAAGCTTTTGCTCTTCCACAGCTTTATTTTTTAAATCGTTGATAGTATAATAACGTTTGCGGTTTTAAAAGGTTCACGGCAAGCCTGCTTTTTTATCCGAATCTTTTAAAGTCATCGGCATAAGCCGAATAATCTTTCTCACAGAACTTCCATCCGTCATACATTCTATCAGGATAATTTTTAATCATCCTCATGCAAGCGGCTTTCATATAGTTCTTTTTCCTGTCTCCTTCTGACATCGCAAATATACGGCAAATACTAACAGGTTGTATCTCTTTTTGTGCTAATAAATATTAATCAAAAGTGAAAAGATGTAAAGAAACAGTCGATGTGAGCTAAAGTGTTATTTATCAGTGTTTTATTTTACACGTACACAGACACACACATGTTTTCATATACTTCCATTTCGAATATTGTGGTTTTTACAGTCCGTTTCGTAGTGGTAAATGCTATTTTCCCCAGAATAATGCTCTAACCCCTTTTTATCTGTGTATCTGTGTAAATAGAGATAAGTAGCTAATATAGAGATGGTTATTTTACACAGAGACCTACACAGACTCACTTTTTATCTGTGTAAGCTGTGGTTAACGAATGTAAACGAAAAATGAAGAACTGTTAACAGCCCTCCATTCCCTGATTATTTCAGCCTCACCGCTATGTCTATATCTGTCTTTGTTTTGGGGTTTTTGTTCGATATGTCGTGCTCTATAGCCTTGACCCCCCATCTGAAAAACAAGAATCTTTTCTTCCGGACCGTGATAACACCCGTTATCGTGTCCCTGCCTTGGTAGTTTAATTCCGTACTGTCTTGCCTAACCCTTGCCTGTATCGTGTTCCATGCGTCCCGGTATTCCGCTATCAACTCGCCGGCTACCGTATCGGTACGCACAACCTCCTTTATTACTGTCTTGGTAACGGTACGGGTTGCGGATAACGCATCTTTCACTCGGACGTTAAGCGCGTCCACCTCTTTGTATAGGTCTGCGTTCGTTTTCTTCAGCTCCTTGTGCGACATCTCTAAAGCCTTACACTTCGCTGCCGCATCTCCGAGCTTTGTTCTGTACTCTGTCTGCGCGTCGTTCACCGCCTCAACGTTACGTTCTAAACGTCCTATTTCGGCTCTTTGCTTCCTTATGGTGTCCGCCATCTTGGTTATGGCACCAAACAGCACCATAAGGACTGCAAAGCCTGTAATTATCTTTTGCAGTTTATTCATAGCGTATCGCATTAATACGGTTCATCCACCCCTTGCGGTATTTCTCGTTTCTGGGTCTCGCCTTGCATATCTCGTCTATGAACTTTGCCCTGTCGTCTTTAATCATTTTAAAGAGCGTAGCCGCGTCCATAGCGTTAACGGCTGCAATGGTCTGTTTGCCTACAATACCGTCCGCCTTGACGCCTAAAAGACGTTGCGGGCGCTTTATACCGTGCGAACCGGAAGCCCAGACCCAATCGACCAAGATATTTGCTACCGGCTGGCTTTTGATTTCGTCGGCTTTCCACCTGTCCCAATACAAAGACTTGAAAACATCGTGCCATTCGGCGTCCGATATGTTTTTCAAGTCGTCGACGGTAGGGGCTTTTTGCCCCTTCCGCTTCTTGTATTCGGCGAATGTGCCTATAGTGATACCTTTGTTTGTCGCGCCCCCCGAGTCGTCGGGGTCATTAACGAAACCGCCCTCCCACTGCAGGATGAACGGTACCAATTCACTGCTGTTCGCCATCTTCTTTCTCCTTTTCTTCTAAGGGTATATCAAGTCCGCCATCTTCTTTCTCCTTTTCTTCCAAGGGTGTATCAAGTTCGCCATCCTTAATCTTTTTCTCAAGTTGGAAATACTTGCTATTTGCTATGCTGTTTAACACCTTCACAAAGTCATTTCCCGGCTGCACTACCCTAAGGTTTCCTGTTATGTTACGCGCGTATATAATAAGGAACATACCCGTGAGCACCTTTACTAAAAGCTTGTAATCTATCACAGGCCCCAGCATGTCACACGTCAGGGCTACAAAGAATAGAATCGCAGTGGTTAAAAACAACTCCTTGACCGCCTGCATGGTCTTTTCGTGCCTGTAGGGCTTTCCTTTCGCCCTGTCTGCCAAATAGCCTGCCAGCCAGTTCAACGCGGTAACGATAACCACTAAAAATATAAAGTCCCGTATATCCGTAACTACTGCCAGAACGGTAACAGCAAAAAATGTGCGGAAATAGGTCTCCAATTGTTCTATCACTTGATTAACCCTATACGGGTATTCGATACCTTACATGTCTTTATAAACCCGTCCGCCTTCATCCGGCAAATCAACGGCTCTATAAAAAGGTCTGCTTTGCCCCGTTCGGCCTCAAACCTTTTAACCTTGCTTGTATCGGGAACGACTACCGAGCCGCCATAGGTCTGGATCTTCATACCCGTGCTCGTACTGTTTTGGTCCGCTATCTGCAGATACCGCGCGAAAGCGTAGTAACATATAACCTTTTCAAGTCCTGCGAAGTTAGACCCGTCCGGGATATATTGCCCCGGAACGGCCTCATACATGCTGCCAATCTGAGGCATTATATCGAGCAGGTCTGCCTCGAAGAACGCTTTCTCTATTTTATTGTCCTTGACGTCCGTTGCTATCTCAAACAACTGGCGGAACAACGCTATCGGGTATGCCATCTTATTCCTCAAATTTATTATTGATTTCTGTTATGGACGGGTCAACCCCGAACAATTGGTACAGCTCTCGCGAAATGCGCCGGCGTATCTTTTGCAAGCTATTGCGATAAACCTTTTGCAGCTCCTTTATAACCTCGCCCGAAGCGTTGGAATAAGTCATCAGCGAGCTGTCAATAAGGGGTAACGGAATGTTATATGCCGCTATCGCGATATCCTTTCTTAAGGGTTCTACGTAAGCCTTGTAAAGCTCCCTGTCTATAGGGCTGCCTAACTGGTCTACCCTGATAAACGGCTTGTCCGTGGCTACGTTTTCATCCCTTACAGCAAGAACCGAGCCGGCGTTCTCGCTTCCCATCATATCTGCCAGTGTATCGCGAAATTCCTGCTGCGCCTGCTCGTTCTCGAAATCACCGTGCGACACGATACTACACATGTGGAAGCCCCTGCCCAAAGTACGGTTAACGTATTTGCCGTTCTTGTCCTCCGCGCCCATCTCGTTACGTACCGAATGGAACGTGCTAAGGGGATACGGGCGCGTTGTTCCAAGGTTCACATATAGCAGCTGCCCCTTATGGTTTTCAATACCGCCGCACTCCTCAACCTCCGATGCGAAATTTTCCGGGTCATATGTCGGATATACCGTTGAGTTCTGCGCGCTGCTCGTTGCCTTGACGTTCTGTCTGTCCCAGTTATTGAAAACGCGCCATCTCTTTATGGCTGGGTCTTTCAAATAGTTGTCGTTCATCTCGGCACGGACATACTCAAACGGAACGTTGTACACGTTTCGGGGCTTGTAGCCTTCGGGTGTCAACCCATACTGTACTATCCAAGCCCAGCCCCTGAAACGTGCGACATCGTTTGCCGTAGCCTCTAAAACGTCGTCCATGTTACAGCCGTTCCCGTTTGTTATCGCCGCGAAATCCTTGTTTTTGAACCCTTCACAAATAATGTTTTCGGTCATTTTCTCAACTGCGGCTGTGGCTGTCTTTGAAGCATATATCAGCTCGGCTATTTCCTGCGGATATAAGTTGCCATCTCCGTAGTTGATAATCTTATCGCCCGTATTAGCGGACAATTTAAGCGCCTTTTCGACAACAAGCGCGAAACGTCTGTAACCTATCATATTCAAACCTCCTTTTTATTGATTTCCACGAAGCATTCCGCATAAGCCGGGTTTTCACGCATAAGCCGTTCCGCGATTTCGTCTGTCATGTTCGCACTCTTATACACGACACCATCGACGTAATGCACGATACACGCCTCGGGCTTCATCGCCCACCTGTAAACTACTTTTGTCAGATACTTCGTTTCGTACCACGAAGATAAAAATTCCATATCCATGTGGCAATTAGGGTCAAGTTTTAAACCTGTCATCACATAATACGTGTCCAGCTTCTCTTGTAATGTTGCAACCTTCGGTTCGGCAACAACGGGAGCAGTGCTTTCGCCCTGCCCCGTAGTATTTGTTTTTTCTTTTGTCATTTTCTTTTTGATTTATTATTCTGCTGGTGTGGACAACGCGTCGTAATCCGCTCTGCTCAAATAGTGAGCCGTTGTTCCTACCTGCCAATCCTCAACGCCAAACGTGTATGTCACATTCGCGCTCGCGCTTGAATCGCCCGACAGCTCGGTGCAAACCAACGGAGCACCCAAACCATAAACCCGTATTCTATCGCCGTGGTCTACGGCTATTACAAGCTCCGCGCGTTCCATTGTACCGACAGCCCCCCACGGTGCGGAACTGCTCGCAATTGAGTAGCTTCCGGAAAACGATTTGAACGTAACCGCCACATCGTATGCCCCGGGCATAATGTCCTGCGACTTCAAACCGACCGTAACAACCAGGGAGTTGTTAACCGTGGTAACGTCATAGCCCACTGCCTTAGGTATCCGGGTTATTGTGGCCATACTCCCGGGCGCTACCGTAAAACTCGCTATATCCGAAGCGTTTAGAATCTTTGCCGATACGGGTTTACTCAAGTCCGCGTTCGCCGGAGCGCCACAAGACATCACCAAAGTAGAGGCTATTTTCCCAATACATGCCATATTATTTTTCCTTTCTTTTTTAGTTAATTACTACCCTGCTGCTGCCGCATATAAGGCATCATACACATCATCGAGGGCGGCAATCGGATCCTCGCCTATAACGTTTTCCGGTGTGCTGAGTACTGTGGTAATCCACCCCCCGTTATCGTGGCTGCTTCTGTCGGAAGATGTCGCACTCAATCCGTAATACAACCCGTAAACAGTGGCCAAACCTTTCAGCCCCTTTGCAAGAATTACAAAAGACCCGTTTGTAAATGCCTCCATAGTTGTGCGTAGCGCTGTAACAATACCTCCCGCGTAAACTATTGTGGCAGAATGCGAATAAGCATTCGGTGCTCCGTCGTTAATCTTTAACGCACTCGATACAACCAGCGAGCGCTTTACAGTGTCAATCTTAAAAGCCTTCGCGCCTGTTTTTAATGTAAGGGCGGACAACGTTAACCCGACGGTGTCTACCGTAAAACTCGCAATATCGGCCTTATTAATGATAATCGCGCTGACTAAACCCGTTGCGCCCGTGTCGCAATCATAAGCAATCGCGTTTTCTAATTTTTTTATACAAGCCATAATTAAACTGATTTAGAGATTATCGAATCGCGAACCTTGTTGTCGGCCGCCAAAAAATAATTACCTGCCGAGCCCTCGGGGTCGGATAGGGTAACCGTCACAAGTCGCGCATTGGCGTTACTGTCAAATTCCATAGCCGAACATTCCAGGGGGCTCGTAGCTCCAACGATGACGGAATCTCCTTTGACAAAAACAACCATCACATAGAACCTGCCCGTAGTAAGCGCACTTAATGTGCTTCTGGAAGTAGACGGTACCTTGAAAGATACACTGGTATTCAATCTGGCCGACGCGTCTGTAGTTTTAAGAGAGGCTACGAACTGAATGTTTTGCTTATAGCCCTCCACCTTATAACTTTTTGTGTTCTGCGCGAACACCACGGCATCTACCCATGTATCGCCGAGGGTAATTGTAACATCCTCAACGTACATTAAGTATATATCTTTCACGCCCACCGGAGTAATAGTACAATTCAGCGTCACATTACTGGCGAGTTTATTCAAACAACTTTTTCCCATACTATATAAAATGAAAAAGGGGGCTGGGTTAATATCCCAACCCCTTTTATTAGCGAATGATTTTCGGATTACCTGCTTTTGCTGCCAACCACAACTGCATTTTCTCGGGCGCTACCAGCATAGCATCAGCCGCGAACAAAGTCTGTGAGTAATAGTTGCGGCTTTTCGCGTCCTGGATGAACGGAGCAATAACGGTACCAGCGCTTTCCAGTGCAAGCTGAATATTTTCCTTCGGGGTGAAAGCGATAAACGCGGCGCTCAAACCTTCAGCTGTAACGGCGCTGGAAACATGTCTAAGCTCGTTAATCTTGTAACCCTCGAAGTAATACACAGGGCGGCCGTCTACGATATCGGACTGTGCTACGCTGTTATCACGTGTCTGCAACAAGTTCTTATACAAGCGCATAACGTTAGACGTAACGAAGAATTCCGAGTTGTCCAGTGTATCGGGGCGCTGTGCGTCGATAGCACCACGCAATGCGGCGAGAACGCCACTATCGGAGAGGGTCAATGCACCTTCAGTCAGTTTGCTGTCCTTGTGCTGCCTGATAATACCGCCTTTAGCGAAGATACCGTAACCCAATGCTCCCGTCATTACGTCACCGTCCAGCCAAGCCAGACGAAGCAAGTCAGCTTCCAGCACCTTTAATACTTCGGCTTGAATGAACCCAGCCAACTCTGTTTCGGAGAAATTATCGTCGAGGTTGATACCCTTCGCAACCATCCTGCCCCACAAGCTCTGCAAGCAAATCTCAATAGGCAGTTCGATAGGCGCGTGCTGGTAATATTTAACCTTGTTAGATATGTTATTGTAGACGTATTCACTGTTACATCCTGCTGATTTACGCAATACCTTGTCGGCTGCTGTAAGGGAAACAACGGGCGTACCGTTAGGGATACCGTTCATTACTGTGATACTTTGCGAGATTTCGCCGGCCAGTCCGACGGTCAAAGAAATAACCTCGTTAAGTGAGTTGAGGTTTAATTGGTTAAGGCTTGTAAATGATAAAGGCATAATCTTTTGTTTTTAGTTATTTGTTGTAAAATCTTTTAGCTGCTTCCGCTACAGCCTCTTTTGATAATTTTGTTTCTTTCTTCTTCGGCATGTTAACCGCTGGGGCACCGGGTTTCGCTGTCGTTCTGCCAAATTGAGCCGTCATAGCCTCCAGTGTTGCGGTGAGTTCAGTAACCGCGGTTTCCAAAGCTGCCATACGGTTTGCAAACTCTTCGGGTACGTCTGCGGTGGCTGGGGTTTCAACTTCAGTCTCTTCTTTTTTTACTTCCTCTTCTACCTTGGCTTCTACGCTTTCGATAACACCGTTTGCAATGGTGATAACCAATACACCGTCCTCAACCTGCACTTCTACTTTTCCGTCCGGGTGAACGTTGCCCTCGCTATCAAACACCTTGTCTCCGATAGCCATTACTTCGCCTGCCGCTTCAATAGTGATACTTGCGCCGTCTACGGTTTCAACCGTTTCGGTTGCAAAACTCGACTTCTTGAATAGAGAAGCGAAAGAACTAAAAAATTTGTTCATCTTCTTTTCGTTTTGATTATTAAATAAGCTTGTGGTGGCTGCTGGCAGCCCTACCAAATCGCATGAATATAATTCAAAAAATTCGGTAACGTCCAGCACATCACCGTTTAATATCTGATTGTTTATGCCTACCACTGAAACGCCCAACATATCGGGTTCGTTCTTTATCATCTCGGAGATGAATTTTGCCTCGGACGGGTAGGCGGCTTGTAAGGCTTCGGATAATTCCAAATCGGCATAAGCTACGCCGTCCTCGTAGACAAAATTAACGAACTTTCCTAAATATCCGTCCAACATATCCTCCCCGTCATGGGTGCGCCTGCAATGGATAGGCTTCAGGTTGCCGAGCGTTACAACGCTTTGAACTGCGGTCTCCTTAATGACTAACGGAAATTCCTTGCCTTCGTATGTACCGAAATTGGTAGTAACCCCGGCTTGAATAATTCTAAGTTTTCTAAATTTCATATAATTTGTCTTTGCTGTAACACGTGCAAAGATAGGCAGTATATAGTAAACTGCCATCTCTGTACGAGTTAACGGTTTAGAATGTCGCCAGCCCCCGGACTACTGAAACGTCGTTCTGTCCGCTGTTGATATCCTGCACCGATACAACCGGGTTGGGCATGCTCATTACCGCGTCGATAACTACCCCGGCGAGCTGGTTAATGCTTTCGCTTGATAACTTCATGCTCTCCGCTTGCTTCACTACGCGGTTTGTCTCGTAAAGCCCGGAAACCATACCGCCATCGGCGAACTTGTAAAGCCCCGAGGTACCGAACGAGTTGCCGCCGTGTGCCTCGTTGAGCGCGGATAGGGCGTTAATCTCGGCGCTCGCTGTCTTCTTCATAATATAGACGTTTTCGCCGCCTTCCGCCTCGAACACTTGCCCGTTATCGCCCCGGAACGTTACGCCGCCTTGTGCATGGGAGCGCCCGTATATCATACCGCCCTTTGCATACTTCTTGACTGATGTGTTGATTTTCGTATCGGGGTCTTTCTGCTTCGCAATCGTAGCTACTTGTTTCATACCGAATGCGATAACAACTGCGGCTTGTGCAATACCGAGGATACCACCCGTGGCAAGTGCTTTTGTTGCGCCTAAGTAAGTATTTATCGTCGCTTGAACAACGCCAAATGCCTTACCTATAGCACTTTGTTCCCCTAAGAGTGTTGACATTTGTCCTGCGAGCCCTGCGGTCATTGTCAGCTCTGCGTTAACGCGCGCCCTGGTGTTTTCCTCCTTTGCCTTCTCATACCTGGACTGTATTAACGCAGTGTCCGCGCCTATCTTCTCGGCGGCGGCAATCTCCTGCGCATATTGCGCGTCAAGTTGCGCCTGCCTTAGGTCGTACTCGTTTGTTATTTCCGCCATCTTAAGTTCGTGCAGGTTCGCCGCGTTCATGGCTTCGCGTTCTTTCATTAGCGCGTCTTGCTCTTCCTGATGCTGTATCTCCAATTGACGTATGCCTAAATTGAATTCGGCCTCCTTGTTGGCGTATTCTTGCTTCGAGATAAGCCCCTGTTCCAGTCTGTACTTCTCAAGCTTCAGACTTTCCTCGACGTATGCCTTTTCGTTTTCCAACTTCGTTCCGATGGTATCATTTTCCAGTTCTTTAGCTTGCATTGACAGGCTAAGAGCCGTTAACGCTGTTTCCATCTGCTTTATTGTCTCGGCCTGCAACGCACGTTTTTGGTTCTCCGCGTCTTGCGCTGCCTTTATCGCGGCTTGCGCCTTTGCCGCCTCGGCTGCCTTGTAGGCTGCCTCATCAGCTGCTATCTGCGCCTTTATGATACCGCTCGCTTGGTTCTCCAGCTCTTTACGCTGGGCGATGTAATCCGCTTGGCGTGCTTGCAGGTCTGCGAGTGCCTGCATCTCGGCGCGTCTGTCTTCCTTACTGGTGTAACCCAATTCGTTTTGCGCCTTGATTTGGTCATACTTCTGCTGTAGTACGCCTATCTCGGCTTTCTCCATCTGCTTGGAAATCGCGATAGCCTTTTGCGCTGCCAGGTTCCGTTCTTCCGCGGTCTTTAGCTGGTCCCCTACAATGGTACGTTGCGCTTCCAGTTCTCTACGCATCGCCGACAATGGTACGAGGTTGTTTGTCTCTGCCTCGTATATCGCAAGCTCTTGCTTGGTGAGCGCTTTTGCCGCGTTCGCCGCCTTTGTGGTCTCCCCGGTAATAAGGCCGATAGACGAAAGCAAGTTGACAACCTTCTCCGTTATCCACTCGAAAGCCTTTGCCACGCCCCCGAGAAGCTCGGTAACGCCGTCCAGAATACGCGAGAAGATAACTTCAAACGGAGCGAATGCCGCCTTTAGGCTTGCCGCCATCTCACTGTTACGCTTCATCAGCTTCTCAACCGTGGATATGAGAACCAGTATAACCGACACGACAGCAAGTATAGGGTTGGCTTTCAACGTAGCGTTAAACACCTTTAGGATGTTCACGCCCCCGGATAGAGACGTAGCCATAGCCGCTGTAGCCCCAGAAAGCCCCTGCGTGCTGCTCATGGCTTCCTGGATGCTTTCCGCATAGTTACCTACGTTCCTGCGGTTATCGCCTACAGACTTCTCCATGTCCTTAAGTCTGTCGCTTATCTCCTTTGTCTCGGTTACAAGCTTTTGCCCCTCTTCCGTGTTGTTCCGGGTTGCCGCGCTCATCGCGTTCAGCTCCTTGGTGTTCTTTGCAAGCTGCGCACGAAGTGCGTCTACGCTGTCCTCCTGGCTGTTAAGCAGGGTGGTGCTTGTTTTTATCTCGCGGTTGTTATCGGAGATAGAGGCGTTAACGTCCAACAACTGCTTTTTCAAATCTATTTGAGCCTTTGCCGCATCGCCTACCGCCTTTTTATACTCGTCTTGTCCGATTGTCCCAGCCTTGTACGCTTTGCCCGCCTCGTCCAGCTGCTTCTTCTCGTCCTTAAGTGCCGCCATTAGCTGGCTCTTTGTTTCCGCCAGTTCGACGGACTTTGCTATAAGGGCGTCCAGCCCGTCAAGAGCGGAAGACGTATCAAATGAGAGGTCGAGTAGAGTAACTTTTTCTGTTGCCATAATCCAAATTATTAATTTTTAACTGCGATTAACGTAACGTTCGCATTTCCTGTTGACGGGTCCCAATTACTTAAGGTCCTGAGGTAGAACCAGTGGTTAAGCTCACCTACGAAATAAAGCGCGTCGGACTTCATTTTCTGTATATCGAAATATGACAGGTTCATTTTAGCCGTCACCTGCCACCCGGGGGAGAAACGGTCATAGTGCCCTGCTATCGTAGCGCGATAACCGCTCGCACGGTTGAAATAGTTATCCGGTACGTACGAGCCTGCCAACCTGATCATAGAGGCGTACGGTCTTTGCGCGCCGGGGTTTACCGGGAACGCGCTCTCGCCTACTGTCTCCTGCGTAGATATAGCTCCACCGTAGCCGCCTACCGTCTGTTTGATTGAGCCTACCTGTACTGCGTATGTTCTTGCGGCGCCGGCGGCTTCCGCAACCTTCATACTTGACTGGTCTATTTTCCCCGTCCAGTCCACCCGGTACGTAGAAGTAGCAGACGGGTTGATAAACGGTTTCAGTGTCAGTGCAAACGGTTCGGACTTAAATTCATATGTCCAGCAGAAGGCCTTGCAGAATGCCTGCACAATCTCGAAAGGCGTATCTATCCCCATTGTTTCCACCAAGTCCCATGCATAGGTAGGGGCCGTGACCGAATTAATTCTGAACGATATATAGTACGCCTCCGCATTCGGTACGGTGGTAATCGGCGTTCCCGAATATACCATAGACGAGGCGGAGGTAGTGAAACCAAAGTTCAAATCGTGTGTCGGTCTTGGCGTAACCAGACAAGACGTAGAACCCGGGCTTACCGGGCTGTACTTGTAGTTGCCGTCGGGTCTTACCGCACCGCGCTTGAATGGCAAAGCGAATGTACCGCCGTTGCTTCTAAGATAAACCGTAGCAGGAACAGAAGGCGGGAGGACAATAAACGAATCGTCCGTAAACCTTAAATCGAAGTCCGAACCGGTCATGTAGGTAAAACACGTGGCAGCCTCGTTGCTTTCCGCTATCATGTAATTAGCGGCATATACCGAGCCGTCCAATCCGTCGTGCGCGCCTTTAAAAACCAATTGGCTTTCCGCGTCCTTGTATTCCCCTGCCGTCTTGGTTACCCGGTCTGCGATGTATGACATAAGCAAGGGCGTTGACCCGTTCGCCGCATATATCGTGGGTATGGTAACGTTGTTCGGGTACGCGTAATTAAGGCTGTCTATATACGTCGAAAACTGATATGCCGGTGTTTCCAATTTAGGTATGGCAACCACCGGGGCGCGCAATGTCGAAAGCTTCGATATGTTTTCTATCAGTTCAAGGCTATATCCGTCCTCGTCTGCCGTTACCCGTACACGGAACAAACCGCTGCCGAACGGAATATTAAAGCCCCCGAAATACAACTCGGCTCGGTACGGGGATGTCCTTGTGAACGCCCACGGGAAACGCTCGGAACGGAACACCCGGTCATTTACTTCTGACCGGGGCACGTTGATGGTCCCGGAGTAACTGACCGTTTGCTCCGTAAACTTAAGTGGGTCGGGGTTGTTGATAGTCAGTTTTACCGAGTTAGCGGAAACACCGTCTATCGCTTCACCATTAATTCGTATCGTCAAGTCCATATTGTCAAGGCTCTACAATTTCAAATTTGCATTTAAACGCGGCTACACGTCCCGTCGCACCGCCTTGTATGTTCAGCGCGTTCGGGTTCTGTATCTTAACGCGTGCCCACTGGTTAGTAGCCAAAGGGAATACCCCGGCAACCTCGCCCGAACGTGAAAGCCAGTACAACGCGTTTTGATTATCGTCGGTTACTACCACGTTTATCGTAACGTCGTAGGACAACACGCGGTTTCCACCCGAGAAGTTAACCAGGTAAGTAGGAACAATACGGTATTGGTCAAAATACATCGTATCATACGCCCCCTTGCTGTTAAGCCATCGAAGCGTTACCCGTTTGTCGGGGTCGGGGCAATACGGGTATTTACGTTCAAAACGCGCCCATCCCCAGGTAGACGCATCGTTTGCGGTTCTGAATTCTCTACTGGGCTGATTCGAGCCTTGCGAAAGTCCGGCATTATCCCACACCGAGGATGTACCCGTACCGTTATTTCGAAAACGTAGTCTGCCGTCCGAGTTTGCTGTAAGCTGCCCGTATCGTAGGGCAAAGTTAAACGGTTTACCCGTTAACGGGCTGTCAAGGAACGAGGCACAGCTAAAGTCCAGCTGGTTAAACAGTCCGTTACCATAATCGGATAGGTTGCGGGTGCTCGCCCATGTCGCAAACCGCCCGTCTGCCAAAGGGGCGTGTATAACGTTAACATTAATACTCTTCAACGTACCTTCCGTGTATAGTATTTGCACGGAGTCCACGAAGTCGGCAAACCCGAGACGCGCGTTAATGCTCTCCGTTATGCTTGGTGCCGCGGCTGCCATCACCGACATATCCAATACAGCGCCCTCGTATGGGGCTACGGTTGCCGTTGCCTTCCGTGCGCCGTTGCGGGAAAAGATAAGCTGTATGCCCGTAACCGAGCCTGCCTGTTCCAACCGTATAGGACAATAGATACCGGCACCGATACCGACTAATGTCATCGAGCCGGCCGCCGTTGCCGTTTGGTTATTTAATAGGTTTCTTATTATCATTGCTTTTTAGTTAAAATGGTTAATATCTCCGCCCTTATTATCCGGGACACCTCTACTGTGATCCGCTGCACCATCTCGGGGGTTAGTATAGAGCTTGCCACGCCGCCCTCGTTGTGCTCGTTGGGTACACGGATACCGTCGCGCTTGATAACGTATGCTATCGCGTATGCCGCTTCTTCGGGTATGTCCGTTCCTGCGTTCGCGTTCTTGTCTTTAATCCACTGCTTAATGGCGGAAACGGGCGGGAAGCTGCCAGCCGCCCTCCCGCCTTCCATCTGGTAGATGTACGCCGGGCTTTCTATCTTCACACCGCCTGCATACTCCACCACCTCTGTTTCCCTGTCGAAGCGACCCGAAGCGTTAAGCCTCATGCGATAGTAGTTGGCTACTATCTCGTCGCGTATCTGCCTGACTAATCGGGTTACTTCTTTGTTCATAGTTAAATATACTTAAACCAGCTGAAATGTTTCCTTGTCTTCGGGTAATCCACGTTGTGCTCGTTGCCGTAGGCTTCCTTTTCAAAACTCATACGGTCGTATGGCTTGTCGTTCGGGTCACATGGTTTCTTCTCGAAGCTCCAGCTAAAGAAGCGAATAACGTATTCAATACCGTACCACAAGTAAAACGGCACGTACAGCATCTCCCGCATCTGCATCGTGTGAATGTGTTCGTGTCTTAACGTCTTCTCGCTGATTACCGCGTTACCACGTACGAAGAGAACGCCGAACAGGTTAACAGCCTTGAAGCCCTTGACCGGGATAAAGTTGTTTCTGATGATTTTCATGTTCTTTTGTTTTTAAACAGTGCGCAAAAGTACGAAGCAAGCCGTCAGAAAACAAACTGTATCAAGTTCACGCCCCGTACTTGTAAGCGTCGAACGTTGCCTCCCAGCCCGATTTTATGGTGTCGTACTGGTTCTGCACTTTAGCGATACGCAGTGAGCCGATCTCGTAGCCGCATATGAAGCTCTTAAGCATCTCATGCAAAAGCAGGTCCGTACGTATCAGTGTCGCAATCTCTACGGCATCGTCCCGCATATAAGCCGATGTACCCATGCAGCGTATGACTACCGTGTAGGCGCTGCTGTCAGGTACGTTCGTGTCCGTATAGCTTCCGGTCGTTACGTCAAGCGTAAAGAAGTCATCGCTCAATTCGTTGGCCGCTACGTTCTGTACTGCGGTATCTCCGAAAACCAGCGTTTTGCCCAGGGCTGTAGCCCGGGCGTTCGCTGTGTTGATTATTGTTTCAAAAGTCATGACTACCTGTTTTTCATTTGTTGTTTCTTCATTTCCCGCTTCTCCTTCTCTATCTCGTCGTTACGTTTGGCGATAGCCAGCATGGCGTCCGAGTAGTTGATTTGCTTCGCGTCCTCAAAGCTACAGTGGAACAGCTCTGCGGTAATCTGCACAAGTCCGAGAAGGTTCTTGGCCTGCCTGATGTTCTCGTCACCCGTCAACGCGCTTTCGCCGCCCGGCTTCATGTTCCGGAACACGACTTGTTCGAGACCGTCGGCAATCTCCATTTGCGACACTATGAACTTGTCAAGCTTCGCGGCATCGAGAATCGTTTCCGCTTCGTAGTTGTCATCAGTCCACGCCTTGATACGCCCGTTTGCGTCTTCCGCACGGCGCGTTTCAAGCATGGACCATAGGGTTATACCCTCGACGTCTCTAAGTCTGTACACGGCCTTCCCGTTGCGCGTAGCGACTTGTGAAGGTCTGCAGTACTTAATCATATCCTTCAGCAACTTCTCCTCGTCCTTGGTTATCCGGACAGTTCCGTTTGCCGGCAGGTTGGCGACTCTTAATAAAACCTTCCGGTTGTTAATCGCTGTTATGCGATAAATCCACTTCAAAATAAACTTTTTCATTATTCGGGTCTGTATTTACGTATCAGGAAGTCCACACCGTAACGGAGCGCGTCGAGTGCGTGGTTCCACGCGTCTATGGCTTCGTTGGTGTATGTGTCCGATACCTCGTCCTTAATCCATTTGTAGTTATCCAGCTCGTCAAGCAGCTTGACGGAACGCTTTGTTACGTGCAACTTGAACTGCTTCACCTGGGCGATGCCGGCTGCCACCGAGCCGCGCCCCTTGACACACGGTATCGCCTTGACATGCTTTTGCTGCAGCTCCACGATGCTCTTTTGCTCCGCACTATCGCACACCGTTACCACGCGGTTCAGTGCATTGGCGTTCAGGTAGTCCGCTATACGGCTGTTAAGCAAGCCTTGTTCATAGCAAAGCAAGTCCACGAACAAGTCCCAGCCCTCCATGCGTATATCCACTATCGCCGTAGGGTCATTCACGAAACCGAAGTCAAGCCCCAGGCACCTGCCCGTGTAAGTTTCCGGCATATCGTCTATAACCTCGTATTCGGGGTAAACGTTACCTTCCACACCGCCCGTCAGGCCTTCACCGTACACACGCCACCAATTGGCATCGTCCTTGTTCTTCTCGATGGCCGCCACTTGTTCGGGGGTCAGGTACGGGTTATCCCTGTACGTCGAATGTATTGTGGCGTATCTGTCACCTACGAACTCGGTCTCGCCCCAAAACTTGCGCACGGGGTTGTAGTCGATAATAACCTTCTTACGTGTACGGATATCAAGCTGTCTGAAGATTTCACGCGGTATGCCTTGCGCCTCGTTGACGAAAAGTATATCACGTGCGGGACCGTGCACCTTTCCGGCGTTATCGCACGAGAAGAACTCCATTATCGTGCCGTTCGGGTATTCGTACGTACTTTCCGTCTTGTTGAAACGGTTCTCCTCCCAATACCCCTCGGCGGCTACCATCGCTTTAAAGTCGCGGAGCATACCGCGCTTGACCATAGGGAACGTAGCCGCCACGCACGAGATGACGAGCGGTCGGGGGTTGTTAAGCGCCAGGATATGCAGCATCTGCAGGGTTGCCCATGTCTTGCCGCTACGTGTACCGCCTTTGGAGGCTACACCGCGTATCTTCGGGTCTACGAAAGCCGCCAGTATCTTTTCAAAAGTAAATGTAACGTTCATGCCCTAAATGCCTCCCAGCTTCTGCAGGTTCTTCACCGCGTCCTCGGACAGTACGTTAACCTGCATGGCCTTCGTGCCCGCCTCCTTGCCATTGCTTGTAACGTCCTTAAGGTCCCGCAGTCCTCTGAGCTTCGCCATGTAGTTGGCGTCAACCACACCGGCAAGCGCGCTTTCGTCCATATCGGTCGCGATCAGTTCGGCGATAAGGGCGTACCCGGTCAACAGGCTGGCCGCGTCTTCGTTCCCGTCGTCCGCCAGCTTTTCAAGCCGTGCGCCGTTCTTCTTGAACGCTTGCAAAGTCCACCCGATGAAAAGGCAGAAGCCGCCAAGCGACGGCGCGCGTTTCTTCTCTACGGGTACTTTTTGACCGGCCGCGTTTCCACCCTTCAGGACTTCATACGTGATGAACGGGTTCTGCCTGCAGAAGTCCATATACTCCGCTACGTAATCCACGCACTCCTCGACGGTAGACAACGTAGCGCCTTTGCAGCCGCGCGTCTGCACGACCTCATAAAGTTCCTTGCATTTCTTCAGATCGTCTTTGGGGGCTGGGGCTTTGCCCGTCGCCTGTCCCTTGATAATCGCCGCTTTCGTATCCGGGGCGGCTTCCTTCTTTGCTCTCCCTGCCATAGTTGTTAGTCGGTATTAAGGGTATCGCATGTGTGCGTTCACGGTCTCTTAAAGAGATGCGCGGGCAGTATTCGGACGATACCCCGCAGTTCGTATCAACTGCTTTGGTTATTTTCAATCATGGCACAAAGGTAGGCAACAAATCGTACCAGACCAACCTACGGGCAGTTAGGCCTTTTCTTACAAATAAAGTTTACAAATGAATTATGTTTACATGGTTTTGGGCGAAAACACGTTAACTACCTATCTCACTGAACGTTACAAGCACTTACACAGACACAGACCTTTTTTTCTTAACTTTAATATAGAAAATAGTATATTTTGCACCCTCCAAAATACACTTCTTTCCAAAATAATGCTCTAACCCCTTTTTATCTGTGTATCTGTGTAATTACATATAATATATTATAATATAAGGAGTTAGAGTGTACAAAAAACGACACAGTAGCGATTTTTTACTGTGTAACTGTGGTTAAATTCTGTTAATTTTTGAGGCCCTTTTTTCTGTTTATAAACAAAAGCCCAAATCTGACATTTTGTAATCAGATTTGGGCTTTTCGCTATCATTCGGTTTGCCAATAGGCTTTCGTAGAGGGCGCTATCATACTGCTAATTCCTATAGACAAACCGCTTTCATTATGTCAATTTCCACCCGAGCAAATCCCTATGCCAATACCACGTTTGAACCGTTCCGTCCTTGAACATTGATACCCTTTTTATTCTTCCGTCCGGACCGATTCCGTAGGTTCTTGTCAGGTCCTGCTCGTTTTTTTTCTCCTCTGCGAGGCGTGCCTCGTCTCTGACAAGATACTGCCTTTTATTAATTGACTGCTTATACGTGAAGTCCTGTGCCGCTACATACTTTGCCAGCTTATCGACCCACCGGTCACACAGTTCGGCTTCCACATAACCGCGCCCGTACTTATCCTTTGTTACCCCGGCGGTATATCCATACCTTCGTATGAACTCCCATATGATGTATACATGGCAGTTGAGGCATACCGCCATATCCATAAAACTAACTTTCTTCATGTACGATGTCTTTAAGTCTTATATACTTGTAATATGCCACGGCTCGTGGCTTCTTCATAAACACGTCTCCACTGCCCGCACTCTTTAAATCTTCGGGCATGCCCCACGCGTCCGCCCCGTACGCCACACTTTCGTGCGCTTCGGCTATAATCACGTCTTTCAGGCTCGTGCAGCCCGCTACTCTGATACCGATAAGGTATCCCGCTTCATCAACCCTTGCGGCTGTCCTGTCGCCCCGTTCAAGCTTATGGGGAAGCTTTGGTTCTTTAATCATTTTCTTATTCCTGTTTTCATTAAACACTCCGTTACTCGTCGTACTCCCCGTCTATGTTACGGGCTGCAAATTTAGCCACAAGCCACAAACCGGTTACCAAACCGGCGCCTATCGCTATTCCGAATAAACACATTAACGCTTCCATATCTTTTAAATTTTTGATGATACATTTTCCAAACCGTCCCCCATGCTTACAAGCTTCATGCCTCCGCGCTTACCGCGGATATAGGCGGCCCGCACATTGCCGTGCCCGTCCGTCGAGAATTGAATACCCCGCACGCCTTCGTGCTCCTTGACAAGCTCGCCTGTCGTCTTATGCTTCGGGGCTTCCTCTCCGTCCGCCGGCTCGCCCGGCGCTACCAGTGTCCCTGCGTTGCGGTATTCATAGGACGGAAATTCATCCTCGGAAACGCCTGTGTCGGCAAGGCTCCAGTTCTGCCAACTGTCCCCGTGGTCAACGCCCAGTATAACGCCGAGCATATCGTTCCAACCGACTACCACGCCGGCATACTCACCGTTCTTGTCGAATACCGCACGGCCCGCGTACAGCAATGCGAAATCCTTGTTTCCAATCATAATCTTCTAATTTGTCAGATCGCCAATACCAACGAAATAATAACATTCACAATTTTTAAATACCACGCACTGGTTGTCTGTCCGCCCCCTGCACCAACTCTTGATTTTAGTGCCGTCTGCTATCAGCGCCCATGTTTCGTCCGTATCTTTCCGGTATCCTGCCACTTCCGATTTCTCACCGCATCCGTAAGCTGACCGTCCTGTGTACTTTTCCGACGGGCGGGCTTCTCCCTTTCCAGACTGTGAGTACATCCCACTGACTGCTTTTGAATACTTTTCCATAATCTTCTGTTTTTAAATCGTTGATACAAATATAACGCTTTTCCCGTTATGCCGGTTCTTTCGTTAACCTCATTTAAGCATTAGACTATCTTTCAGCGATAGCCCGTACTCTGATTGCTGTAACTTGAAATTACGTTGTATGCTGTCCGCCGCGTTCTGTACTACGGTGCGGCCTGCCAATGCGGGCAGGACTGCGGTAACTGCTATCGGCTTTTTCATTTCTTGCTGTAAAATTCCATAAGTTCCTTAATACTCTGCATAAGCCCGTCTTGCGTCTGTTTCTTGCCTTCCAAGGCTTTTATTATCTTCTCGTCTACCGTTCCCGTGGTCAAGATGTGATGTACGGTTACGGGGTACGCTTGCCCCTGACGGTACAAACGGGCGTTGAACTGCATGTATAGTTCCAGGCTCCAAGTATTACCGAACCATATAAGCGTATGCCCGCCTTTTTGCAGGTTAAGCCCGTGCCCTGTGCCCGCCGGCTGGGCTACCAGCACTTTAATCCTCCCAGCGTTCCAGTCGGCTATCTGCTCGGGCTTCTCCAGTTTGACGGGCCCATATGCCTTTAGCTTCCGCATTATACGGTCGAGGTCATGTTTGTAGGAGTAGGCGACCAATACGGGCGAACCGTTTGCGGCCTCTACAAGCTCCTCGAGTTTTTCCAGCTTCTCGTCGTGCAGTTCGATAACCTTCCGGTCGGCATCGTATACCGCGCCGTTTGCGAATTGCTGCAGCTTATTGGAAAGAGCCGCCGCACTGGCCGCGCTTATAGGCTCGTCCGAGTTAATAAGCTCCAATACTTGTTCCTTCTCGAACTCCTTATACTGTGCCAGCACTTCAGGGGGGAGCTCCACGCGGTCGTATATGTTAATGCGGTCGGGCATCTTCAGATAGTCCTCGGCTGTCATTGATATGGTTATGTCGCTGATAAGGTCGCTTATTTGCTGCTCTGTTTCCTCCCGCGGGCTTTTCAGTGCATAACTGTACACTATATCGCCGTTCCGTTTATCGGGTCTGAAAAACCTAGCCCTGTACGCTGTGATTGATTTACCGAGCCTTTGCCCTTGGTCTATCAGATACATTTGCGCGAACAGGTCTATCAGCCCGTTAGGCGATGGCGTACCCGTCAGGCCTACTACTCGGGGGATAAACTTCCGCACCTTTTTAAGGGCTTTAAAACGCTTTGAGTCATAGTTCTTGAAACTGCTCAACTCATCGATAACTACCATATCATAGGGAAGTTTGATACCCCCGTACTCCATTATGAGCCAGACAATGTTATCACGGCTGATCGCGTATATGTCCGCTTGCTTCCCGTAGGCTTCCCTGCGCTGCTTGACCGTACCGTCTATTACCGATATCGTCAAGTCTTTAAGATGCGCCCAAGCCTTGATCTCGTCGCTCCATGTAACCTGCGTTACTTTCTTCGGGGCGATTACCAGACAATTGGATATTATGCAATTATCCAAAAGGTCTTTGATAGCGGTTAGGGTTGTTACGGTCTTACCCAAGCCCATATCAAGGAACAACGCGCAAAACTCATTGTCGATAATATGCCGCACCCCCTTCACTTGGTATTCATATAATTGCTTTCTTTCCAACACAACATTGCATTTATCATTGATAACTGGGAACCGAACTCACGGAGAGCTGCCGGCATTACGTGTCCTAATACTCTGCCGTAATCGGCCGCGCACTTGATGCGCCGACCGTTGATTACTGTCTCGGCGTGTCCTGCGATACACTTCAGCTTTAAATCGATATAGTTTATCATAGCTTTATTACTTCATTAATTTTGTTTTATAGAATACGCGAATGCTTTTGAAATCCTGTTCATCCGATACGTAACCCGGCGTTTTACGCGAAAGGAAATTGACATCACGGGTAATATCGCGTTGCAACCGGTTTGGAATTTCCTCGGTATTACCGAACTTGTCATCACGGACATACGGCGCGCCGGACCCGATTCCAAAGTACATACCTGAACGGTATTCGATTTCTTCTTTTAAACTTCTCTTTTTCATGATTTCTGTTTTTTTTTTTTTAATCGAATGATACAGAGATAACCCTTTTCTCGGTACGCTGTCTGTTTTCTTAACGTTTCCCAAGAAGAAACTCACCGCAATGTCCCTGCTTTCCAAGTCGTCGATAACAAATACCTTGAAGCCGAGTGCCCTTAACTTCTCGTGGATATGCGTTTGTATCTTGGTTGGTTTCCTGCCCGTGGTCTTTATCTCGGCAAAGCCTACGTACCCGCCCTGGCAAATTACCATTCTGTCGGGCAATCCCTTTACAAAGGTGGACAATAGTTTTATTACCCACACCTTTTTTGTTCTGTTCAGGCTCTCGCTAAACGTGCGCTCCAAGTCCTTTTCACTTATTATTTCCTTCATTTCCCAATTTGTTTTCAAATACCACTGTTTCGGAGAATTCCCCTGCTTCGTGGTCTGCTGTAGTCATACAGATGCGCCCGCCATAACAGCCCCTATACTTTAAAACCTCTCCGTTATGCACTATCCCGTCTCCGGTACCGTACGCATATTCCTGCCTGCTTATCGTAACGTGAATTGAATCGCCTTGTTTTCTAACTTGACCTTGCTTAAGAACTCGGGGTACGTACCATCCGCACGTTTTGCCGACATATCACGGTATGAAAACTTGCCGCCTTTCGTTCCAAAGTAGCGGAGCAAATACCCGTTGCCCGTTATGATATAATCGTGCTTCCCGTAGAGCGTACCTACGTACCCTATCTTTAGCGATCTTCTGTGGCTGCCTGAAAGGCTGGTATATTTTAGCTTGAACGTCCCGGGCGGCAGGTGCGTTTCCGAGGCAGAATACCAACGCCCTCGCGTCGAAAGGGTTGCGTACAAGTGGCATCCCCCTGCGTCGACACCCAGATACATATAGGGGGTGTTAACATCCATGAACACCGAGTAACCGACATAATTACCGTTCCACTTTTCGCCCTCGGCATAGAACATTGCCGGCTTCATTGTCTCGTCCAAGCAGAACACCGTTGTATCATCGCTTTCCTCGTCCTCTACGGGCTTTTCCGCCTCGGCTGGTGCGACTGCCTTGGTTTCCTTTGAAAGCTCCGAAATGCGGTATTTGCAAATGCGGATAATCTTTTCGTAGTCAAGCGTCCGCGCCTCGCCTTCCTTGCCGCGTAGCACGCGTTTCACTATATCCGCGTCCCAGTGGTTGAGGTTATACTCTTTCCAAATGTCCCACGGCTGTATGGCGTGTTTTGCGTAACCGGACTTTCCTACATTGTAACTCTGTACGTTTTCACTTGCTGACATAACACAATATTATTTTATTCGTTTTGAACTCGTTTCTATAAAACTCCCGTGCCATCTCCACGGTCGGGAATACCCCGTCTCCAGTGGTCGGATAATAAGAGGTACGCTCCCCTGCGTTTACTGCGATAACTTTCAAGATAGTAACCATTTTAATTGTTTTTTACGTTAATGAACTCCGTTAAATCCTTCATGCCCGTTCCTGTAAGTCAGCGCGTGTAGGTCTGTCCCGGCATACCGATAAACGGTTTGCCTTCCATGTGCATAATGCGCGATACATGTCCGATGTTGACAAACTCCGCTTGTAATTCACCCTTAACTACGAATTCCGGTCTGATAAAATTTCCGCTTTTCATAATCTTTTCTTTTTAAAATTGTATATAATAAAAACACTTCTTTAATTTTCCAACGCTTTGACCATTTTTCTAAGCTCTCCGCGGCTAACCGCAATGCTGAAAGTCTCCGTTAACTTCTCCGTGATTACCCATGTGCCGCCAAGATTCTGATAATACGCTTCGTTGTTGCTCGGGTTGTTCAGGTTCACCGTCTCGCCTTTACCGGGCTTGTATTCCGCAAGGCTCGCAAGCGTTACCGCCGCTTCCTCGGGTGTGCCTAAACGGACTATCATGGTATACCTTTGGGTCTCGCGCGTCAATGCCTCGATGGTTATTGACCCGTTGGTATCAACCAATTTGCACACGCCCATACGGAAGGACTTTAATACGTTCGGCTTACCTTGTGACGTGATTTGGCCGAACATTGATACACTTGTAAGAATTAACACTGCTAACACTACTAACTTTTTCATAATCTTTAGTTTTTTAAATTGTTATTATTTCCTTTTGACATTACAAATATACGGCAAATAACGACAGGCTGTATATTACGTTAGCACCATTTAAGAAATAAATCCCATTCAGTTATTCTGTTAACAGTCAGTTAACATTCGGGGTTTTTACACCCCTCTGTTATCACTTGTCAACAATACGTTCATATCCTCGTACGCGTCCGAGACCCATAACTGACTTGGCATCTGCCGAACGTTTCCACCCCGGTACCTTGGACATGATGGCAGCTATTTCCCTGCTCTCTTTGGCGGTTACGCGCCCTGCCTCCATCCCGAACACATCCGTAGCGATTTGCATGGTAGACACGAAGCCCATCTTTTCCAGTGTAAAATCTTCCGGGTCTATCTTTGAAGCGTCGTACTCCCTGAAGTACATGCGTCGCTCATTCAAAAACATGCGCCGCCAATCTGACGGAACGAGCATATTCAAATACGCCTCTACTGATGCGGTACGGGGGTCTGCTTCAAAATGTTCCTCGCGTCCTCTCTCGGCTATTGCTTCGGCTTCACGGGATAACAACGTACTTACTTTGCGGAAATACATCTGGACTGCCTCCGCCCATAACTGGTCTACATATTCGTCGAACCCCTTCTCAAAGATAAGATGCGTGTTGGCGTTTGCCTTAACCTTCACGGGCAAAAACCGTCTGCCACCCGTATCGTCTTTCAGGAATTCGTCCCTGTTTGTCGTACCTATAAATATACATTGCCGGGGAAAGTTCTTCGTAACACGTCCGTACGCCGGTCTGTAGCTGTCTTCTGTTTTGGAGATGAAGTTTTTCACACCCTCTACTTCCGAACGTCTCATTGCTGACAACTCGGCAACCTCCAATATCCAGTTACCCTGCAACTGTTCAAACGCTCCCTTACCGTCCATGCTCGAAAGGCTGTCAGAGAACCATTGCTTGCCCAGCTTTCGGATGAATGTGCTTTTTCCCGCGCCCTGCTCGGACTGTAACACTAACATGCTGTCAAACTTGCAGCCCTTTTGAAAGATACGCTTGACAGCTCCTACCATCATGATTCGGAATGCTTCTCGGGTGTATATGTTATCCTCGGCACCCATGATGTGAATCAAAGCCTTGTCGACTCTTTCGATACCGTCCCACTTTAATTTTGTCAGGTATTCCTGCACCGGGTGGAATGAGTTCATCTCGGCGGATAGCGCTATGGCATCGTCAATCTTTACACTATTCGATATACCGTAAACGTCTTCAATGTGTTTACGTACGCCCGAGTAGTCCACATCCTGGAAGTCCGAAGAACTATCCTTTGCGCGCCATAGAGGGACACGTGTAACAACACGGCGCTCTTTAAACAGGTCGCGGGCGATGAGCCCCTTTAAATTGGGGTCATACTTCATGATCAGACCTAAATTCTTTGCAGATGGCAGATACGCGCCGCGCTTATCCGTTTCAAGTTTTGCCATTGCGTCCTCGTACGTTGTCACTGCATCGGCATCCGTTGCCTCCTCTACCTCTATAACGTCGTCGAAATCGTCCATTATCTCGCCGGCCTTGACCGCCAGCATCCGGGCACGTGCCGCGGCTACCTTCGGGTCCTTGTTTACAAGTTCGTTCATAGCCTCGGTGGAGTTCTTTCTATCCGAGCCCTTGTCCGTCTTTCCGAACTTGTGTACACGTACCAGGTCGTAGGCGTTAAACACGTGGTTACCTTGTATCGGGTCGTTGTTATGGAATGAATAGGCAAACATATCATTGAAGGTAATCATGCCGCCCGAAGTAGAACCGCCTGTATAGGTCCATCTATCTTCCCGTCCGGTAGGTTTGTAAACGTCCGACAGGTATTCCGCGATAGCCTCGCTGATGGTGTAGGCTCTGCAGAAGTCGCCTACATTACCCTCTTTCAGTGTGGGGTCTTGTTGCTCTTTAGCGAGCGTCCGGGCCTCTCCCTTCTCGTCCTTGTGGTATGCCCATTCGGTCGTATCGCTCCAATCGTCGTACATACCTAAATACTTTTGAACGTCCAAAGGGTTTTCGTTGAATGCCGAGTAATCTATAAACTCATACTCTACGTCTTTGGAAACCGACGGAAAGAACATGCAGCGTTCGGGTTGAAAGGTGGTGCGGTCGTACAAGTCGATACCCGTCAGCTCGGCGACCTTTCGGGCGATAGCTTCGTATTGCTCCCCGTCCACCGGCTCGGATAACGGGATTATTACGCGGTACCGGAGCGTATCGGCTTTCGGGTTGTGCTTGTGCGTTCCGTGAATGACACATGCACAATTAATGACAGAGTAGAACATTTCGGGGAAATTCTTCTCCCCATAGTCAATGTCAAGCGCCAAAATAGAGCGCTCGCCTACATTGTTTTTGTTTCTACGGCTGCCGAACAATTCGCCGCCCATGAATGCGCCTACGTCTTTGATTGTACCCTGCTCGGCTTTGCTCGCGCTTATGAACTCGTGGTACGTCTCATCCGTAACGACCGCCCTTGCCAGCTTCTCGACTAACTCGTCCCATGAGCAGGAGCGGTTTTTCCATGAAGTAGACTTCGCGCTGCTCGCCGTAGCAATTTTAAAAGTCATTTTTCGTAAATCCATAATCTAACTTTTTTTGTAATAATCCGTAATATATCCTGCCGCTCTTAACGGAATGCCCTTTGCCCAACTCGGGGCGCTGCACATGGCGTCACTCATTATTTGCAGCGTCCTTTCTTCGTTTCCGTCTTTCGGTATCTCGGCGGCTATTTCGTCGTGGACATGCAACACGATATTAAAACCTAAATCAAAAACCTTGAAAATCGCATTCGCCAGCAAGTCACGGGCTATCGCCTGCACAACGTTCTCGGTCAGCTTGCCTCCGTAGGTGTTTAGTTTAACCCATTTTCCGGAGGTTTGGTCTTGACCCATGTAGGATATATTCTCAACCTCAAACGAACCGTTAACGCCCTCGATTGTGCGTCCCCCCATTCTTGCCGACGGGTAGAACAGCTTCCTGCCGCTCGGTATCTCAATAGTCATCGCGCCGCTCTCGTATCGGAAAATAATACTCGAAACATCGTCTATTCTGTAGACCTGCCCGCGCCTCGTTCCGATACATCTTTTGGCGCAATCCTCAAGCGAACGCCACAAAGATACCACTTTTTTATTGGCTTCTCTCCATTTTGACAAAATTTGAGGTTTTTCTTCATCCGCCAACGCTTTTTTAATATCCATTGTAGTAAGCGCGTTGACACCGCCCCCATACCCCAGTGCAAGCTCCGCGACCTTCCCCCGCTGTCTTAAGTCATCGCCCTTGTGTACCGGAACACCGAACATTTTAGAGGCGGAAGCGCAATAAATATCGGCCTTCGGGTCGTTAAATAAGTCTAAACGCCATTGCTCGTCAGCAACCCATGCGATTACCCGGGCCTCAATCGCGGAGAAGTCAGCCACAGCAAACGTGTACCCCTCGGGGGCGATAAACGCGGTGCGTATAAGCTGCGAAAGTATATGTGTAGGTTTGTCGTATATGACTTCCATCATATCCAGGTCGTGCATCTTTGCCAGGTCTCGCGCACCGTCCAGGTCTTCGATATGGTTCTGCGGCAGGTTCTGTAGTTGAACCAGGCGCCCGGCCCATCGTCCGGTACGGTTCGCACCGTAGTAACGGAACAAACCTCTGATACGGTTGCCCCTCCCGGCGCTTGCGAGTATAGCGGTGTATTTGGCATTAGACGTTTTACCTATTTCCCTACGCATGTCGATAACGTCTAACACTGCTTGCTTATCCGCTTCGGTAACGTTTTTAAGGCCCGCTACGGTCTTTATCACCTCCTCTATGCTATTCTTATTGAGCGAATCAATAACCACGCCCGTACGCTCTTTAATGAAGCCCTTAAGCTGCGGCATGGACTTTAAGGAGCTCAGCCCGAATTTCTTTTCGGCTTTCTCGGTGAGACGGGCTTTATATTCTTCGTCCATATCCTGCGCGGCATGTGCCAATTCGAGGTCTGCCAGTATACCGTAATCGTTTATACGCTGGTCTGCCGCATAAATGCGTTGCTCTTCTTCCGGGAATTCAAACCGGGATAATTTATCAAATATTTCCTTTTCTGAAAGCACATCATAACGCAGGTAATCTTTGAACTCCTCCCAGTCCTCGGGGGCGTGTTCCGGCAGATTGCGTGTGCGCCCTCCGTTTGTTTTGGTAGGCTTGCACGGAATAGAAAAGTAATGGATAAGATTTTTGCCTGTGCCCTTCTTCTTGTCGTCCAGGTTCAGAATGTCGGATACCGCTTCCAGTGATGCGGGCATACCGCAATATAACGACATGTTAGCTGTACAGAAAAAACGCATGGGGCTGATGTCAAAACCGTATTCACGCAAACAGACGCGTTCAAATGTAGCGTTGTGTGCTACTACTACAACGTCCTCGTTGTTCTTTACATACGTGAACAACTCGTTGAACTCACCCAGCCCTCCGGGCTTTGTCAGGTCGATTATTGTAACGTCCGTATCGGTGTCCCACATGTAACCGCAAAGGAGAATTTCAAAATTCTTGTCCTCACAGTATTTATAGTTACCGGCGCTTTTAATGTCAGTAGTACTAAATGTTTCAAAATCGATAAACAAATTCCGCATAATCCATTGTCTTGATTGTTATTACTAATACAGCGGCAAAGGTACGACAATGTTTTTAACAGGCAAGAAGAAAGGCTACTGACTGCTTTTATTTAACAATTAGTAGCCTTTTAACTTAATCGGCAAAAATAGGCGAGTAGAAAATAAAGCCTCGCTTCTCGTTCAGAATAACGTATGTTTGTTGCGGTTCCTCATATGCCAGCCCGTGCCCCATTGCGAACGCGTCGAAACCTTTTAAAGAGCCGTTAACACAAACCTCTTTGGTATATACCATTTGGTGGTAGTGACCTATAAAGGCTTTATCAATTTTTATCGTTTGGTTCATTTTGGCATACCATCTCATCATTGACGGGTAAATACCTCCGATACCGCCAGCCGTGCGGAATTGATGCCCGTGCGCAAATAAGACTTTCTTTCCGTACACGTCGATATAAGCGAATTCACTTTCGGGGATAATGAAGCTAAGTCTGGTCAGCCCCATAAGTGTCAGGGTGTGCTCGATGTTCTTGTACATGAAATATTCGTAGTTCATCTCGAAACCGTTGCTGAACTGTATCTTTTTTGTAGTTCTTGAATGGTTTCCGCATATACCGATGACAGTGATTTTGTTAACCTCGGGTAGCCGGTCGTGCAGATACTTAAGCCCGGAAATAATCAGGTTCTTGACGAAGCTTATTCCGCGCATCGGGGACATGCTGTTTGTTTGCCCGAGTTCGGGGTGGATATATCCGCCT